CGAAGTTGGCGATGACCTCCAGGAAGTCGATGTCGAAGGCGTTGAGGCTGGTCGTGCCGGCACTGCGCAGTGCCATGACGCCGTAGCCGGTTTCCCGTCCCGAACCCGACGGAATGTTGGTACTGATCGAGACGGCTGTCCCGCCGTTGATGCGCCCGTAGGCCACGCCATTTTCGATCCGCACTTCCAGATCGACCCAGCCATTGGCCGTGGCGGTTACGCCGGTATCCACCGCCGTCTCCACATTGTTGGCCCTGGCCACTAATTGCCAGCGACCGCTGTTGACCGAATGGGTGTAGCGGAAAAACACGCCATCCGTGGATTCGGCGGTGACGCTGTCGATGAAGCCGGCGCGCAGGGTGTAGGTATTGGTAGCCGTGGACAGCGTGACGAGCCGACACCGGGCCGTGCAGATGGCCTGAGCCAGTACGTCGAACTGCAGTGCCGTGGCGATGACCGACCACAGGGCTGCCCGGTTGGTGGCCACCGTGCCGAGACTGGCCCTGGCAATGCCGATGGCGTTGTCGGTCCCGGACGCTACCCCGGAAAAGGCTGCTCCGGTACCGCTGACCGCATAGCCGAAGTCGTGATCGGCCAGCGTGCTGGAGACATTAACGCAATCGGTGAAGGCATAGAACTGCCGGCTGGCCGAAGGCCCGCGGGAAACGGCGCCTTTGGCGGCAGTCGTTATTCCCAATAGCTCCATCAGCCGACGACGACGCAGCGGAACTCGTTGGCCGCCGGTGCAGAGGCAAAGCGAAGTGTCACGGTATTCACGGTACCCCGCTCAACATCACAGAGCACTTCGTCATAAGCGCCACTGATACGGTAGACGGTGACGGCCACATCACGGGTGTTGAAGTTATGCGTGATGTTGAATTGCGTGGCGGATCCATCGCCAAAGGTTGTCGCATAGCGTTTAGCCGCGTACACACTGGTCTTCAGCTTGAGCGGTGTGACGAAGCGCGCATCGTCGCTACCGGCATCCGTTTCCGCCTGGGTAGCGATTTCGGCAGTGCCCGCCACCGTTTCGGTGGCTGCCGGCGCGGCCGTGGCAAAACTGGTCCAGATCACCGGGTTGGTCCCCAGGGTGAAATTGACCTGGGTCTGGCGGTAGGAAGCACCGGCACTGGTGCCTTCCTCGACACTGACCACCGCCTGCTCCAGTTCGGCGGCCGTACTGGCATCGGCACTGCGGGACATTGCAATGGCTGCGCCGTTCCAGATATAGATGCCGTTTTCAGATTGGACCGTCTGTGCCATCACCAGCACACGGTCGTTGGCCGCGAGGGTGACCCCGTCGATGCTGGCGCCGGGCGAGGCCAGGTTCAGGTTGCCGGCACTGGCGACCCGCACCGAATCCTTCCACGCCAATCCTTCGATGGCCGCATCGACATAGGCACGGGTCGCCGGCTCATCCGAATTGGCCGGTGACGGCAGGTTGCGGATCCGCGAGACGTTGTTGAAATCGAGATTGGTCAGAACCAGCTTGGACATGGGATCTCCTCAAACGAGATAAGCGGTGCCGGCAAACGGCACGGTAAATTGAATACGTGCGACCAGGTCGGACTCGTGCAGCACGGTGGCCTCGACTTCCACACCACCGGCCGTCAACACGACCACGGAAGCGCGGCGTCCCAGGTTATGCGGGATCACCCATTCCTGGGCCGGCAAGTTCTGGGTATGGATGTAGGTGGCGCCACCGGCACTGGGTGTGCCTCGAGCATTCAGTTCATTGATGGCCTCGACCAGGTTGCCCTGACTGATGGTGGTCAGGTGATCCACCGGCCCGATCCGGGAGTCGACCCCGGCAAACTGCTCGGCCACCCGGGTCACGAAGCTGTGGATCTGGGCTTGCAGGGACATCGGCTAGCTGAGCCATCGACTCCGAATCACTCGGCGGTTGGTTTTTGCGGGACCGGAAACAGTGAGGCCACCTCTGCGGGTGGCCTCGTGGGGTTCGATCGGTTGCAGCTTCACGGGCGGATCGGCATGGGTTTCTGTAATGCCAATCTGTCGCTCCAGTTCCAGCCAGTGACGTTCCTCGAAGCGGTCGAGGCCTGCGGCGCTGGCGGCGGCACGAGAATACACATAGCAATCAAGTCCTTCGTTGCGTTCTCGCAGCTTCTGCCATTCCCGCACCGGAAAGCCGTTGCGATCGCGGCGAGTGACCAGTTGCTCGGCGCACAGTTGCTGCAGATATTCGGCATCGACCTTGGGCAGATGCACGTAGCCGTCCGGATAAGCCAGCGTCACGCCGTCCTCGGCCACTTCGGCGCTCTTGCGCAGGTTGTTGTAAAACTCCAGCTTGGCGATGCCGACCGCTACCGAGAACACCTTCACGCCCCGGCGCAGTTTCCGGCCGTTGACGGTGATGTCCACTGCCGTCGGCGTACCGATCAGCGCCGCACCGCGCGGCACGCCCTTGACCGCCATCACCCGGGGATTCTTGAGCCGGCGTACGAAGGCATAGGCTTCCTGGGTGGCGAATCCGGTGTCGAGGGCAAATCGCGACAGGGGTACTTGCGAGCCGGATGCATGAGTCCAGGTCTCTTCGACCAGTTGACCCAATTGCCTCCAGACTTCGTCCCGTGCGGTATCACCCATCATCACGCGATGTTCCACCAGCCAGCTGGTCTTGCCGCGGCCGAAGGCCCAGATCGAGGCCTCGATACGATCCTTTTGCACGTCGGCGCCGCCGACCAGCAGTAACCCACCCCTCGGGATTGTGCCGATCGGATAGTCTTCCCGGCGCTCCAGCAAGCGTTCCCAATCCGGTGCTTCGCCTTCTTCCACCCAGGTCTCGCCGAGTTCGGTGTTCTTGAACGACTTGATGGCCGAAGCATTGCCCTGGGCGGTTTCCCAGGCCTGGGCGATGTCGCGCCAGGAGCGCCAGCCGACTGGACTATATAGTGACGAAAGGTGGAATCCGGCGGTCTTGCCCACGTTTTCCGGCGCCAAGGGTTGCCATTGCCCCTGTGCCAGCAATTCCGTCTTGTGATGCTCCTCGATGGCGGCTTCACAGTCCTCGCAGACGTAGCGGACCGTCTCGGGTTTGCCCCAGGTCCATCGTAGCTGTTCGAACCGCAGCCACTGGCGATGACCGCAATGGGGACAAGGCAGAAAGTAGCGGCGCTGGTCCGATTGTTCGTACTCCCGCTCGATGCTGGAGGCACCGGAAATCGTCGGGGTCGAGACGATGAAGATCTTTCTTCTCGCGAACGTGCGGGTGCGGGCCTCGGCCAGTTGGATGGCATCACCTTCACCCTCGACGTCGCGCGGATAGCCGTCGACTTCGTCCAGGAACAGGTAGCGCACCGGCATTGACCGCAGCCCAACGGCACTGTTGGCGCCGGTCATCACCAGTACGCCACCACGAAACTCCTTGGCCAGGATGGTGTTGCCGGCGTCGCGGGAACGAGCCGGGGCGATCAGTTCCTTCAGCACCGGCGATTCCTCGATCAGCGGATCGATGCGCTGTTTGGAGTTGCGCTTGGCCATTTCCACAGTGGGCCAGACGGCCATCACCGGACCTGGCGCATGATGCGCGATAAATCCCAACCAGCAGTTGGCCGACTCCGTCGCGCCGACCTGCGCCGCTTTCATGAACACCACGCGTTCAACCGGAGATGCCGGTGACAGGCAATCCATGATGGCTTTCAGATACGGCGTGCGGCTGGTTCGCCATCGCCCGGGTTCTGCCGACGCTTTCGATGACAGGATCCGATACTGATCGGCCCATTCGGAAACCGACAACAGCGGATCCGGAGTCAGTCCCTCCCGCCAGGCCCGCTCGATCTCCAGGCTACCGTCGTAATCAGACACGGACATTCAATCAATGCGGGGCTGAACAGCGCCCAATTCTTCCAGGTGGCGCCGGACTTCACGTTCCAGAGCGACATGGAGGGTGTGAGGATCGTTGCCGAGCTCGGCCGCCAGCTGCGCCGATATCCTTGCCGGCCAGTTCAGCCAGGCATCGCGTTCTGCCCGGGCCAGCTTGAATACATGGGCAATGGCTTGAGCCCGATCGACCAGTTCACCCTTGAGCCGCGCCAGGCGGACCTTGTTGGTCTGGGCCTTGAGCACTTCATTGGCGGTGCGGGCCTGCAGGAAGGTGGTGCCGCCGGATCCCAGTCCGGATGGCAGCGGGCCATCTCCAACCGTCTCCCGAACCGCCTGAATGGCTTCGTTCGGGACTTCCCGTTGTTTGGGTCGTTGCTGGGCTGCGTCGGTATTGCGATCCCACTGGGCGTCCGCCTTTCTTGGATCGAGGGTGCCATCCGCTTCGGCGCGAATCCGCCCAGTCTTGATCGCCTTGCGTACCGCGGCATCGGAGACACCCCGTTGCCTGGCGTAGGCGCGGATCGAGATTCCCAAATCCAATCATCCGAAAAAGATGCGCATCAGTGCCGGAAAGAGCTTGGCTTCCGCATCGCACAGCGCGTTCATGTAGCCGTCATCAACATCCACCTAACCACCGGAGCCGATTATGACCACCTACGAAACCCTGCTGACCCGCATCGCCGAAAA